TTCAGCCCCCGAGGGCGAGACTCTAGGATGGTCCCTCCGTGAAGGGCCACGGTGGTTGTGATGTACCACTTGTAAACACCCTCAAGCCCAGCCCTGCGGTTGTAGGTGCCGGTGCTCGACGACTCCACTGTATAATCTGTACTGGATGTGTCCTCGTTGATGGAAAAACTGTTCGCGTCTATGCGCTTAACGAGGAACTTCCGACCATTAAGCGCGGTCATCTCCGTCAGGTTGTCCAAGTACACCCAGTCGCCAGTCTCCAGTTCGTGACCCGTCATCGTGACAACGCCGGGGTTCGCCTTCGTGATAGCCGTGATGGTTGACTGATCTGTAGGTTGCCACCGCACCAGCCGCATCTTAATTTCTTCAGGTTGCCAACAGCCCTGCTCCCGAATATGGTCCCCGTCGTAGATGTAGTTCTTCGCCCCGCCCAAGATCAGGAACTTATCGTCCAAGGCGATGATCTTCATGGACGCCCCGGCGGTGATGGTCCCCGCAGAGATGCCGCTGTCGTAGAGCGTGTCCCCGTCCATCCACACCAGATGATCTGCACTAGACATCCGACCGGAAGCGAAACAGGAGATGTCTGAATAACCAGAGTACAAAACCTCGGCGGATTTCGCCGTAGTCCAAGCACCCTCCTGGTCCGTCCACCCGTTGTCAGACGACTGCAACTCGTGGGGAGCGATCTTGTGGGGAGTCGTCCCTACGTTCAGTCCCGTGATAGTGTCGGTGCCAAATTCGTTCTTAGCCATTACGCAGGCTCCGGTATCGTGTCGGGGAGGTTGTAGCGTATGTCCAACTCAAGATCGGACCCGCCTCTACCTACTACCCAAGTCTTGTTGGTCTTACTATACGACCGAACCCGTAGACGCTCTAAGGTGTCTTCGTACAGGCGACGGTAGAAGTCTGAAGTCTGGAGGTTCTGCCTCCGTCCTTCGGTCAGGAAAGCCTCGGCAAGCATATACCACAGCACTCCGTACACAGCCCACTCAGGGACATGAACGTAGTCGGCGTCTGTCCCCACCGTAGCTGGCATCCCGTAGGCGTAGGTCCTCAAGACGTAGGTAGCGTTAGGTTCCTCAAACAGCCCTATCTGGAAGTAGTCGGGGACCAGAGTCATGTCGTCCATGTAGTAGGCGAAAGGCTTGCCCGTGCGGTCCTGCCAACTGCGGTCGTTCTGCTGAAGGTCCTTGCGTGAGGTGGCGTAGATCTTCTCGTCGTCTATCTCAGCCCTCCACAACCCGAACGGAGGTGTGCCCAGCGACCCGACGGCGTAGTTAGGAGATCCGCTTGTCGTGTTCTGCTCCTGTACCAAGTCGTAGTAGTGGGTGTACTCAGCCATCTCTATCAGCGCACCGTTAGCCCAAGCAGCCGCCTGAGCCTCGGTGAAGAACGACTGAGACGCCTCGGTGTCCTGCACAGCGGGGAAGAAGAAGTCCTTAAAGTCCTGCCAACTGTTCATTAGACGTTCTCCGTGTATCTGTCAGCGAATCTTCCACGCACTCTGTCGCACCCATGCAGGAACCTGTCCATGTGTCCTCCAGCCATCTGCGGGTCAGACACAGCCTTCAGGTGCGCCATGACGTAGGGGACCAGGCACAACCTCTGGACGTCTTCCGGTACGGTGGTATTACTGTCTCCCAGCCCGAGTCCTTTGACCTTTACAGCTTCCGAGGTGACAGCAGACATAGGTCGGTAGATTTGTATCTTAGCGCAGTCGGCTGCGACTCCGCTTTCCGACTCCATTAAACCGGGGGCACTCAGCAGAACGTAATGTTCAGGCCGAGTGCCCCGGTCGTCCCGCCAGTTACACGACATCATATCCAGATCGTCGTGAGTAGCGGCGTTGAGGTGTCCGTCCACATTGGTTCCATCAGAGAGGAACTCTACAGACGTTACTTCGATGAACTTAGAGCTGAGGTCGTAGGTAAGGGTGTCCGCGCCTAGAGATATGGTTTGGGATACCGTAAGGAGATCGCATTTTTCGATCACCTCGTAGAACCCCGCCATAATCAGGTCTTCCACATACGAATCAGAGAAGGTGCGGTTTGTGCCGATCATGCCTGGCATCAAGTTCTGCAACTTCAGTTTCGTTCCCGCTACGACCGCGCTCATTCAGTTCTCCTAGTACTTGCTTTCGACGAACGCCTTGGCAAGCAGGGCGGTGGAATCTACGATGAGTGCGATGCCGCAGCCCAAGAGATCCCGCGTGTTGCCCGCCGTGCCTCCGACAATGCCCGGCGCTGCCGTCGGGATAAGGTGATCGCCTTCGGCCACAGACTCATCAGTGATGACGTAGTCGCAGAAGCCACCCGTGCAGACTTTAATCCACCCGTTGGCTGCTCCGGTTTCCATCGCGAAGCCGACGATTCCGGCTCCATCAACCACATCTGTATCCGCGCCCTCAACCACCAGTCCGGTGATCGCGTCAGCGTCTCCGGCGGCGACAAGAGCCGCACAAGCGGTGTCGCCACTCAAGGTGACTGCCCACCCCTTGGTGACGGCAGCGGCACACTTGAACAGTCGATAGGTCGAATCGGGGACTACGTTGCCCGGTCCCTGTCCGATTTGCTGGTTACTCATTTATGTCACCTCCCTTTACGAAGTAAGTGTGCTGGTGATGTCCTCAAGGACGCCCAGTTTGCGACGGTTGTTGGAAACGAGCTGTCCGTAGAAGACCCATTTGCCAACGCGAGCGTCCTGATTCGTGGGGCTAGTGAAGCCCAGAGGAGCAAAGTCTTTGCCCTTCATCACGCACAGGTCGAGGTTCTTGGAGTTGATGAAATAGACCGCGCCGCCGGTGGAATCAGCGTAGGACGCATTGTCCCAGTTGTAGCCGCCGTCAGGATCAGGAACGTGTTCGTCCCAGAACAGTTTCCCGCCCTTGAACTTGATGTTCTCAAATCCGACGCTCGCCTTGTCGGTGTACTCGTAGCGGACCTTCGTGTCCATGCCCGCCTCGTAAGCCTCGAAGGTTCCCTGGTTGGCGATCAGGATGTCCGGCGCACCGCCACTGCCCTTGGAGCAGTCGTTGTACATCGAACGCATCTCGCCGTTGAGCATCAGGAACGTGCCGCTAGACTCCGTGCCGGAGTTCGCGGTCTGGTTCTGCCACCAAGTCTCCGCACTCTGGTCGATCCCGCCAACGTCGATGCCGCCGGTAGGTGCGCCCTGAATGAAGTGGGTGATAGGGATGATGTTCTTGCCGCCGTTGCCGGTTGCGGTGGTTGCGGTTTCAACGTCCCACAGGTCCTCGTTCATCTTCTCCGAAAAACTCATGGTCAACTGTTTGACCTTTTCGCGCAGAAGTTTCTGGATCTCGGGAACGCCAGCGTTCTGTGCTTCGGAAAGCCCGTCGATGGAGACAGTACCCGCGTACTGAGCCCAATCGTAAAACGCCGGAGTGAAGCCGTCTTGGGGTGCCGTATCAAGCAACCCGTAGCGCGAGTAGGAATCCACAGTGGAATTCTTCCCGTACATAAGGTTGACCTGAATTTTCGACCCGCCGCTAGTGATCATCTTCAAGCCCTTTTTGTTCAGTTCTGCGAACGTAGGGTTGCTCTTGAAGACACCATCATGGATGACGCCGGACTTGTAGTAATTGTCCGCAGTCATGGTCAGTAGGGCGTTATAGTCGATAGTCCTCTGAGTCGCTGCCATTAGATGTCACCTCCATGTGACTTTATGCGGTAGTTAGCCGCCGTATTCTTCCAAGGCGATACGCTCCGCCGCCGCCATTCTCTCGTTCTCGTTCTTAAACCCTTGCTTGGCGAATACGTCTTCAGCGGACGCGCCTTTCGGGGTAGTAACGCGAGGGGTGGCTCGTTGCGCCGCCGTTGCTTGCTTGCGAATTTTTGCCTCTGCCTTGGTCGCCTGTGCGTTGTGCGTCTTCTGAGCCCCTACGTGAGCGATAGCCTTGTCTGCAAGAGCCATCATGCCTTCACGGGAGTTCGGCGCACTTGCCCAGAACGGATCGGTTGCCATGGCGTTTAACATCACTTGCTCGACCTCGGGGCCGTATCCAGGCAGGGCTTCCACCTCTGCCACAACCTTGTCGGTCTGCGCTCGTTGTTGCTCCTCGGCAAACTTGCTCGCAGGCACGAACTGATCTGACTCCTTGAGAGCCTTCATGTTCTGGTCTGCGAAATACTTGTTCTGTGCTGTGACCGCATCGTTCCACTGTTCCTGCGTGACGTTCTCGCCAGTAGGCAGTGGAGGCGGACCTTCGGGTTCGGCTGGTGCGCGTCCTTCACCTGAAAGCTGGAGAGTCAGTTTGGCGTTGAGAGCCTGTGTCTCTTTCTGCGCCTCCGACAACTCCCGGTTTTTAGAGTGATAACCGCGCAACATGGACTGGTAGGTTTCCTTGAGTTCTTCCGGTAGGTGGTCGGGGTTTCCGTCCCACTTCGCGGCTTGGACCTCTTCGGTCGCCTCTTCGTCCTGAGTCTCCGGCTCGGCTTGGTCTTCCTCGGCTTGCTCGTCTTCTACGACGGGTTCCGATTCGACTTCCTCTTCCTTCGCCTCGTCATCTATGGAGGTAAATGCTTCCATAGCCTCCGACTCGGCGGCGTCCATCGCATCTCCGTCATCGGGTTGGGCGTCGATCTCGCTATTCCCTTTGTCAGGGTTGATAACTTCGACCTCGCCTCCCTCTTCAGGTTTGAAGCTGTCGCCACTCATTGTCAGTCTCCTAATCCGTTCAGCGACGGTAGCGGTGCATTGTCGAAAGCCCTATCGACTGCCGCCTGTTGTCGCTTGGTTTGTGCCGCCTTCTTTTCCTTGTTGATTGCCCGTGCGGCTTGGGCGTCTCCTGGCTTGGAGTGGTTTTTGATGTATCTCTGCTCATCTCTGTGAGCCTTCATCACAGGGTCGGGGGTGTACTCCCTGACGCCCTGCCTTTTCATCTCATCTGCGCGGTGCTGTTTGCTCTTGATGTGGCAATCCAGATGTTCGTCGTAGTAGTTGTAATTGCATCCACCGGCTACGGTGTCCCCTTGGATCTGAATCCGCATCCCGGCGTAGTGCTTGTTGTCACCTCGGGTCAGTTTGCGCCCGCAGGAAGGACACTTGACCAAGAGCCACTTATCGTCCTTGCCCATGAGGTGTTCGCTCACGGCTTCGCACTCGGGGCATTTCAGGTCGTGGAAAGGCATCTAACTCGCCTGCTTCATGGAGCGTTGCTGTTGACCCGCCCCGGTTTGGGAAATAGCCTGTGCGTTGGACTCGGGAGCCTTCGCCTCTGGGACTGTGGGCTGTGCCTGAGCCTGTAGCATCTGGATCTGCATCTGAGCAGCCTGCACTAAAGCCTGAATGAAGTTCTCGTCTTTGATGCCTACGTCCTCGCAGATCCCCCTAGCCAGAACCTCGTTAGACGCCAAGAACGGAGTCTGCCCCAACGTCGTCCACAACTGCTGCTTTAAAGCGGCGGATTGGGCGGAGTTCTTCGGGGCCATCTCCTGAACGTCGATCTCCAAGTCGAAGTCTCCGGCGATCATGTCCTGATCTACCAAGGCGGTGAAAGCCTGCCCGTCTGTGCCGGTGATCTTGATGGCGCGAGGGACCGTCATGTTGGCGTCTATAGAGTCGTTCAGTTTCTTGAAGATCAGGATCAGGAAGTCCCGCATCTTGACACGCTCGTAGTCGTTCCGTGCCGCTTCCCCTGCCTCTAGGTTGTCCGACTGCGTAGCGGTGTTGGAGGTCGCCTTACCGCGAGCCTCTGGAGATCCAGCCATCTCGTCGAAGTCTAGGCTGGCAGACTTGGACGCTTGGTAGATCGAAGGATTTACCGGAGGCGGAGTAAACACCTCAAGAGATCCAGCCGAACCAGGCATCAGCCCGCGCTTCCGCTTGATGATCTCCATGTCGATATCTGAAGACAACTGCTTCAGCCCGACGTTATCGAAAGTATTGCCGTCTACGATGATCTTCCGCAGCGACCCCTTAGACCCGACGTACTCCAGCCGACGAGAGTTGTTGTACCACTCGTTGATCGGCACAAGGTCCGAAGCCTTCGGGTGCGGGTAGAAATGACCCAGCTTCTCTTGATACCGCAGGAAGGCCAATGGAGAGTGGGTAATGCCCAAAGGGGTTACTTCGTCGCGCAGAGCCTTACCGTGTCCGTCTGCAAGAACCAGATAGCGGTCCTTGATGAAGTCGTACACATGGAACAAGCGGACCAACTTCGCCTTGTCTTCTTGGTCCTCTCCACTCAGCCACTCACGGAACCGCCCCTTGCCTTCTTCGTCCGTGTAGTCGCCCGTCTCGGACAGGTCCTTGGTGTGCTTGAATAGGGGATCGGCTTTCACATCGTCCAAGAAGCGGACTTGCTCTATAGCCACCCACCGATGCTGCATGAAGTCGTTTTCGCCGTCAGGGTCTATGATGATGTTCTTGTACGAAACCCAGTCTATGAACCACTCTTCCCACACCGGGAGGTTCGCCTTGCGGATCAATCGCCCGCCATCGTCCTCCATGGGCATCCCGGTAACGGGATTGGGAACGAAGTCAGAGAAGTCAGGCATTCCATCTTCGCCTATAGGGACCATCTGTTCAGAGTCCTGCTCCGGTGCCGTCTCAAACTCAGGGCGATACCCTACCGTTGCGGCTCCGTAGGCAAGTATCCCCGCCTGATCTGCTCGGTCTATCATCTCAGACAGCCCGAACATAGGCTGAGATATGATGTCGTTGAACAGGGCTTCACGGGCCTTTACAGGCACGATCTCCCTGGTGATAACCTGACCCATCTGATCTTGGGCCGGAGTCCCGTCAGCGCCCACCACGGGCACCTGAATAGGCTCGTAGCCCGCAGGAGTGCGTGGAGTGAACTTGGCTACAGGGTTTTTGAAAGCTACAGAGGCGCGGTGCTGGTTCAGGTAGGCTCGGACCTTGTTGACAGTGACCTGATCTGCGCCACGGTTAGACTTGGTGAGGGCTTTGTCCCACTGGATGCCGTTAGCGAATTCCTCGTTCCTGTCCCAAGCGTCTTCTTCTTCCCTTCGCCTCCTGATGCCTCGATCTAGTTGCGTCATCCACCAGCGTACGCCTTTGTCTGCGTCTCCGTCGAACTGCTTGACATCCTTGCCAATCATTAGTTACCGACCTTTTTGTGCTTTGAGGTCATCGGCATGATGCACCGAGAGCAAACGAGTTGCGGATAGCCTGCCCCTACAGTCAGCATTACTGCCATACAGGACGGGCAAGTGTGGGTGGTCACATACTCAACGCCCTCTACGGTCCTGCCCGCGCGGGGCATGACGGGAGCCTTCTTGGCGGCTTTCTTCTTAGGCACAGCGGATGCCATATCGTGGCCTTTCTCTTTCTGCCTCACGTTCTTCGGCAAGTTCTAATAGGTCGTCCATGTAGATGCCCTCAGGCCGCTTCTCTACTGGCTTAGTCCACAGAGCAGGGCGTGAGTCGAGGATGTAGCAGGAGGCGTCGAAAGCGTGGTTGTCTTTGTCCATGATCTTGCCGGGGTTGTTCTTCCTCTGAGCGACAGCCTCGGAGATGTGTTTCTGCCACTTCAGCCCCATGACCTCTCTCTGGAGGTTCGGGCATCCATCGGTGATGAACGCCTTCGGGGCCATAGGGTCGTTCCAATACTCCGTGTTCAAGCGGAGAGCCATGGGAACGTCCTGTCCCCGCCTACCTGGGAGCATGAAGATCCCCAGTTCGGCAAACTGCTCGTTGATCGACTTGTTGCCTACAGCGCCCATCTGGTCTTTGGCGCATATCTTCGGATCGCACCGAACGTCTTGGAGATACTTCCAGTACGGACCAGCCTTCAGCTTGTCTGCGAACAGTCCAGCGTTCATGCACGGTTCGTACAGTTCCCACAGAGCGTATAGGATGCCCTTCTGGTCTACTCCCCACACGATGAAAGCGGAGGGAGAGTCCATGCCGTGGTCGTAGCCCGCGAACAGGTTGAACTTGGAAATAGCCTCTTGATGGTCTATCTCGTTGGCGAATACAGGGTGAGCGAGAGAGGTCAGGAACGGGAAGACCGGATCTCCGCCTCCCGCCTTGTAGTCGATCTCCATCTCAGTCTTCCAGCCGGAGGAGTCGAACCCGCCTACATACCCTTTGACCGCTTCAGCAACCCACTCCGCCCCGTCCCTCTCGGGATCTTTAGCCGGGTCGGCTGTGTAGTGGACCTCTAGGACCCAATCTCCCGCAGGCGTAGGCCACGACCGCATCCCTCTAGGCCATTTCATGCCGAGGATGTTCAGCCCCTTCTGCACTACCGGGTGGATCTGGTGGATCGGCTCTCTGCCGTCGGGAGCCTCCAGCACCCGCAAGTTGAACGCAGAGCCAGAGTCTACCGAGGACAGGGATAGTTGCTTGCCGCCGCCTGTACCGGCAGCGTTGGCGGCAACCATCGACGCCGCGTATTCCTCTTGGAACGCCGACTCGTCATTGCAGAACAGGCTGTAGGTGTACTGCCGTACCTGATGTGCGCCTTGGGGGATGGCGTGGATCTTCGACCCCTGCCATAGAATGGGGACGCCGTTCTTGTCTTCGGGTTCCGGCGAGAAGGTCAGGCACCCCACGTTATTGCCGACTCCAGACACGATGTTTGGGTCGCTGAGGAACGGGGGGAGGTGCTGGATGATGAAATCCATCCTGCCGCCTGTAGGGTCTTTCGACCCGAGAGACACCATCGAGTTGGCGTCACCCTCCTTCTTCGTCTGGTAGATTACCTCGCGGTCTTTAGCCGTCATCGCAGACCAGACGCAGAAGGCTGCGGCGAACCACGACATCCTGATCTGCCGGGACTTCGGTATGTCCAAGTTGTCGCAGGCGAGCATATGCAGGAAGACCACTTTAGCGTAGTCTGGATCGTCCCCGAGCAGCGGCTTGCGAGGCGTAACCTTGTCGTGACTGTCCTTGGTGTAGACGTAGGTCAGAAACTCCCACAGACCGGAGTCGGTGTACCCGAGTTCCGGTGTTCCGTAGAACGCTATCCGCCTTTGAGCGTCAACGATCTCTTGGATCTGTGTGTCTGACAGCTTCGCCATTACTCCACTTTCAGACTGTCTGGACGGGTGATGGTGGTCGTGGCGGGAGGCGGGTCGTATTCGCTGGAGACGGTCAACGCGCTTGAGGCTGGGCTCGCATCTCCGTTGG